CAACATTGAAATAGGTTCGCCTGCGCTGTCTACCTTTGTTCCTGCGATGTCGATCAATGTTGGAAATGAAATGCTTGATCCACTTGGAACCGTTGCACCAGTGCGCCAGATATCAACCGTCTGAACTGAGGTCTGCACTTCGATACTTGTGTAGCCAACTTCCGTCGCCGTCTTCACATCCGCCGCCACTGGCCCGGCTGTTGCGTCTCCGACTGTCGAATCAAAATTGAAATCGACAACCCACAATTTGCCTAGACCATCTTGAACAGGAGTGATGGTGTAGGAGATGAATCGAAAGAATGGAGCCGCAACCGATTCAGTGCCACCGCCAAAATCTAAATACGGCGTGATCGGGTTTGTGACAGTCGTATCGACAATATCGGCAATCGTCAGATTTTGATCAGTCGAATCTCGAACAAGGTAACTATGAACTGCTGTCCACTTGCCTTTGTCGAATGTCGCCGAGCGTGTGCGTTGAACCCATACAAGACTGATTGCCATTATGCCGTGCCTCCTGAGTTGTCAACGATTTGTCGTAGTGCTTTGAGTTGTTCGCTTGCAAGATCATTTGCTTTCTTTGCAGTGTTGAGCAGTTCGGTCTGCTTGGAGAAGTCTGCGGAACCCGCAACCTTGACGCTGCCGATGGCGGTTGCGAGTGAGTCGACTCCTGGCATTGCATTATTTGCGGTTGCACTTTCAAGATTTTTGGATGTGTCTTTTGCCATCTTTTCAGCAGCCGCTAAATCTTCTTTGTTCCATTGCGCAATTTCTTGAGCGTCTTTCTTTTCCTTGAGCAGTTGCCTTTCCAATTCCAATCGATCCTGCACAAGTTTATTTTCTGCTGTTTGTTTCGCAATCAAATCATTTGATACCTTGCCTGCGAGTTCCTCTTGCGCGGCTTTCATTTGATCGTTGATTGCGGTTCTCTTTTGCAGTTGCTTGTCTTCCATCTTTGCAACTTGCTCAGTCAATGCCAATGAACGCTTTCGCATGATGTCTTGATCGACATAACCCGATGCTTTATCGGTTGCCTCATCCTTCATCGATCTTCGAGCCATGGCTATGTAGGCTTGGTTGGCTGCGTTATCTTCTTTCTGCATCTGTGACAAAACATCCTGACGAGCAATGGCATCCTCTGTCATTCCATATTGCGCGTTTTGTTTGAGAACAGATTCGACACCAGTTGTCCCTGTCTTCTCGCTGACTTTGAGAAGGGACAACACTGCTCCCATTTTCTCAAATTGCTCTCGACTTTTTGCCGCTGCTGATTCCAGTTCATTGACTCCAGCAACCATTTTGCCAATCTCTTCTCCGATCTCCATGAAAGTTCCAAGCACCGGTAGACCTTTGATGACGCTTGTCACTGCCTTGGCGGCCACCATTCCAAAGTCGCCCATGCCTTTAACAGTTCCGTCTGACATTCCTTTAATTGTGGCGAGCATGATTTGCTGACCAACTTCAATCGCTCCCACAACTCCGACAGTCTTCAGACCTGATGTCATTACATTTTTTAATTGCTTCTGATTGATCTTTGAAAAACTGCTTCCAATTGTTTGCTCCGCACTCTTTGCGGCAGCATTCGCAGTCTTAATACCCGCCAAGAAGTTGTCGTTGTTCATGTAAGTGTTGACAACGAATGATCCGACTTGTGCCATTACTTGACTCCCATCTGTCGTTTGAGTTTCTCAATCGCTTGCTGTGGTGTCTGCTTTGGCTTTTCAAAGTACGGCATGAAATCTTGTGGACTGTAAGACTTTGAATTGCTAGACCTGTTTGAATTGGCGATGGTCGATGCAATAACGCCCGCGCTCAAGTCGCCGCGCTGGCGTGAGTCAAGACATCCAGTGATGCTCTGATACGCGATCCATTCTTGGAGTTCTCGTGATGACATTCGATCTCCTAATTCGGCAACAGTCATTTTCAATTCAGCCGCAAGCGTAAACATGAACAGCCTCAGTCCGTTGCGGCTCCTTAGTTTCCCTCAAGTTCCTCTGCATCTTTCGCACCAAGACCCGAAAGTCTTTGGCAATGCTCGTACAACTTATCGATCACGCTCGAAGGCATTGCGCCTACTTCTGCAATCTCTGCATCCGTAAACAATCGCACGCCAGTCTCGTTATCAACTAACGATCTGATAACGAGACTAGCGCGGATATTTTTCACACCCTTCTTTATGTCACGCTGAGAAAATACTTCTTGCTCCCACAAGTCCCGCTCGCCTGCTGTAAGGCCGCGAAGCGAGACGAGACCATCGATGCCCGCAACCTTGACGGTGGCGGTTGGGATCTTGAGTGCAAGTAGTTGTTCTCGAATTGACATTATGGTTCTCAATTAGATTGCGGTCAGAACATACGCAGCAGAACATTTGATTGTGAATGACGCAGTCAACACAGTGTCATTTGCAGCCTTAACACTAAATCCAGTAATAATGCCAACCCCGCTGACAGTCATACCGCCAGTAGAAGCAGCACCAAACGAAATTAGGTATGAACGCAAAAGGCGATCTGTAGAAGCAGTTGCGAGAGCGACTTGCTGTGCATCGTCATAATCCAAATTCAGTTCGATTGAAATGGATCCCGGATCCAAAATGCCGGCCTTATATTTTTTTACTGCATCAGAAATTGATGTCACTTCTAATGATGATTGAGCCACTCCATCAAATGAAAGCGATGTGATTTCGCCGATTGCAGCGATTGCGGTTGGAGATGCGTAGGCATCGGCTGACCCGACTGCCCCGATTTTGATTGTTGTACTGTATGAAATTGTTGCTGCCATGTGATTATTCTTTCTGTGTTATGGCTGCGATCCGTCAGTCAACGCGACTGGAGATGGAGCCGATGCGATGTAATAAATTTTCAGAGTCACGCTGCAAACGAAAGCACCGAGTTCGGTTCCTTCGCCGCCAAGGTCGTAATTGAGATTCGTGCCATCGATGCGGATGCTTTGGATCGTCATCGGGCTGTTCGTCGCGGTCGCCAGTGTTCCACTCGCCGCGTAGAGATCGACCCGCACATGGTCGGCAATGTTGGCCGCAGATACGAGCGATGAATGCACGCAGTCGACAGTGACTGTGGCGACTCGCAGGCGATCTGCACCAACAAGTGTCGGACTCGCAGTGTCATCGCTTTGCGAACTCACGACGATGAACGGCATTGGGGTCGCTGGCGTGACGAACGATTGAAAGATCTTGGTCGAAGACCCGAGAGCCGTGATCACGGTCGGAGCCTGCTGCAAAGCAAGATGGATTGCTTCGACAAATTTCATGGATTCTTTAACTTTCGAGCGATGGCATTTTCCCATCGCTTCAAGCCAGCGCGAACTTCTTCACGCAATGATCCCTCAACGCTGAATGCAAGTTGGTTAAATACTTGCATGAAAATCTGCCAACCCTTGAACGCTCGCGCAGGATCCTTGTAGCGACCGAACTCGATAAGCCAGCTGTTCTGCGTCGATCCAAAAATTTTCGCCCATACTGAACGACCGTCTCGAAGAACTCGTGGCTTGATGGTGTTCTTTAGAATATTTTTAGCGATCAGCATGCGGCTCTCGCCTTGCGGATGCACTACATCTCGCTTGCCCTTGACGCGCTTGCCAGTCCAACCGCTCGTCCAACCGCCAGCCCAACGCCATGACGCTTGAGCCTCGGTCTGTTTGCCGTCCCATGCGCCTACCTTTGTTGCGTAGTAGCGTGCGGCCGTAATGCGCATTGGCTCCATCGCTTTCTTCTCAGCACGAAACAGAATTTGCACAAGATCATCCACAGCCAACTTGTGCATGGTGTCTCGGAACTGCTTGAATCCTTGAACATCTCTGCGAATTGCCATCACTGCACCTCTCGACACTGCATTGTAAGTGTGTGACCCGCAGACTTGTAGTCGACGATAGAGACGATCTCGAATGTGGTGCTGATCGTCGTGCCATTCGTGCCGCGACTAAGACTTGCTGTGAAGCGGTCGAATGGCTTGATGCCCGGGTAGAAGTTGGTTGTGATCTGATGCGTCACGACCTGACTGAGAGCCATGTGGTTTGTCTTTTCCACCGCGCTCGAGTCCTTGATCTCGCCGAATATGGTGTCGCCAGCGGTGTAGGTGTAGGTCGGTGTGCCAAATGAAGTCAGAGTCTGTGTGCGTGCGCCGATGATCATCGGAGTTCGCATCATGCCGCTGTTCATTGATATTCTCCGCTCTTGTACTGAGCGATGAGAGCCTTGATCGTGCCGGGCACTTCGTACTGCTGTCCCGGTGCAAGCGTGGATCGATAGTCATATAGCGTCGAGCACTGCATCAAGATGGCGTGCTTCAGCGCAATCGGGATCGCAGTTGCAGTGGAGCCGTGACCAGCAACATAGACAACTGTGACGACTCCTGCGCCGCCGCTGACGAGTGACGGCCATGTCTTTCCGTCGAGCAGCTGGATGCGTCCAATGCCGTTGTATGACTTCACGGTGTAATCGGTTGACGATGACAGAGTCTGCGTGTTGCCGTCGGTGTCGACATATTGCACGCTCGTCACGCTGACCAGCGGCGAGCG